ATGATGTTTCAATCACAAATGCAGAAATTGCATTCAATGGTTTGGGTAACCTGTTTGCTTATGATGCAATGCGAATTGAGGGGACGTCGCGAACGGTTAAAGTTTCAAACTGCCAATTCGGCGGACGGCAAGGCGTAGGCACGGTTTGCCGCTACGGCGTGAGCGTTGAGAACGGTGCCCGAAACATCAGAATTTCCAATTCGTCTTTCAATGGATGCGCGCTTGGCGATGTTCTCGACAACAGCGGTGCGACAACGCCTTTAAATAACGTTGAGGTCACAGGATCGGGATCTTCGGAGCAAGAATTAAACGAGCGGTCTTCTGGTTTTGTTTTGGGCGTGGCGTCGGGATCAGGCGCGACCGTGAGCCCTACCATTCTCGGAGGCGTTATCACTGGCATTACAAGCCTTGTTGGTGGCACAAATTATGACGTGGCCCCTTCGGTTTTTGCTTTTGACCCGGCAGGGACTGGGGCTGGATTTGTTGGGACTGCTACAATTTCTGGCGGGGCGGTAACTGGTATCACGATCACCAATGGCGGGACCAATTATAGCGCCAACACGATCTTGGCGTTGCGGTCCAATGCGACCATTCCAACAATTCAAGCGAATTGGCCAACGCAACCAAATACAAATATCAGGCTGATGGCGAACGGATCATCGTCAGCGATACTTGGTAATTCGCGCGGGACTGGTTTTTCGGCGATTGCGTCTGATGTAAATTCCGTAAATTTCCTTCAGGCGCGCGGGAGGGCATCGGGAACTAATCCAGACATTATCGCGGCGGGTGCTGATACAAATATTGACATCGGGATTATTCCGAAAGGGACGGGAAGGTTACGCTTAGGTGGCCCAACGGCAGGAACTGCTGGTGCAATCTTGGGCTATTTGGAAGTGCAGGTTGGGGCGACGGTTTACAAGTTGCCGCTTTATGGAGTGTGAGATGCCACCGATCGATCCACGCGATTTTGGCAGGCTTGAGGCCGAGGTTCAAGCAATGCAACGGCAGATTGAGGATATGGCGTCCGATCTAAAGGCCGTCCGCACAATGATGGATAGTGCGGCTGGCGGTTGGCGTGTTATGGTGGCAGTAGCGGGCTTCACCAGCGCAATGACTGCGCTGGCTATTAAGCTGCTTCCTTTCTGGCCATTTCGATGACGCGGGATGAAGCCATCGTGTCTTTTATTGTTGCGGCCTTCGGGGGATGGCTTGCGGCGGTATCGCGCGAATTGAAAAGTGAGCGGCGCAGGCCTTCTTGGAAAATGCTGGCACTGGAAACGCCTGGCGCGATTATGTGCGGCTTAATCGGCGGCGGCATTGCTATGGCGCTTGGCTTGACGCATCCGCTTACCGTGGCGGCTTTTGCTTCCATCGCCGGCCATTTGGGCAGCGCGGTTATCATGCAGCTTGTGGTGGCGATTATTCAGAAAAGGAATGGGGAATAATGGACTGGAAAGACATTGCGCGGCCTATCATGGCCGTCGCTCCGACCATCGCCAAGGTTATCGGCGGCCCTGCTGGGATACTTGTCGGGACTGCCGCGCAAGCCCTGTCTGACGCCATTCTAGGCCGCCCGGACGGAACGCCGGAAGAGGTGAGCGCGGCCATCGCCAGCGCCACGCCAGAGCAGCTTCTCGCTTTGAAAAAGCAGGATCACGATTTCAAACTTGCAATGGAGCGGATTGAGGTTGATCTTGAAAAGATTGCCGCCGATGACCGGGACAGCGCCCGCAACCGCGAGGTGAAGCTGAAAGGCGATTGGACGCCGCGCATGTTGGCGGCGGTGATTTCGTGCGGGTTCTTTGGGGTGCTTTTCTGGATCATGGATAGGGGCCTTCCAAGCGGCACCGGAGGCGAGGCCATGCTGATTATGCTTGGCAGCTTGGGCGCAGCCTTTACGGGCTTGGTGGCCTATTATTTCGGTTCCAGCGCCGGCAGCGCCCGCAAGTCTGACACCTTGGACCGCCTGACCGGGGGCAAGCCGTGACCCTATCCGCCCGTTGCGAATTGCGCCTGGCAGGGGTGCATGAAGACCTTGTGCGGGTGGTGCGGAATGCGGCGGAAGGCGGCGCGCGGTTCCGCGTGACGGCTGACGGTGGGGTTCGGACGTTAGAGCAACAGCGCAGGCTATTTGAGCGCGGCGCCACCAAGACCATGCAAAGCCGGCACCTGACAGGGCACGCGGTAGACGTTGTGCCCCTAGATGACGCGGGCAACGTGTCTTGGGCCTGGAGCCTGTTTTTCCCGCTTGCTGACGCCTTCCGCGCTGCCAGCATTGCCGAGGGTGTCCCGGTAGTATGGGGCGGCGCGTGGGGGCAGCTTATGAGCGATTACGCCAATGCCAAGGCTGGCCAGGCGGCCTATGTGGCGCGGATGCGCGAACAAGGCCGCAAGCCATTCTTGGACGGGCCGCACTTTGAATTGTTCCGGGCGCGGTATCCGTAGGATTTAGGTTGACGCCTAAATGGCACTAAAACCATTTTCCTGACATCAGCAAAATGGTCACTCATCTTGCGCCTCCATCATTGCCTTGAGGCAGGCGGCTATGAGGGCGCGGGCTGGTGTGGCGGCGTCAGCGGTAAATGTCGCGCGTTGTTGGCCCACCTGCCACACGCCGCCAGCAGCGCCGACGGGCGCGAGATAATGGCGCATAGTCGAATACCAACTCCACCCCTCCGGCACCAGCGTAATCGTGGCGTCTAGGCTTTCGGTGTAAGCTAAAACTCCCGCGTTTTGATAGCCCCCAACATAAGCGGAGTTTTGTATTCGCCGGGCTGGATATGCGTCCATTGTATATCTGGCGGTTTTCCAGATAATCTCGCCACCAAACAGGGCAACGGCAATCTCCGCATCCAATTCCCGATCCGGCCCGGTGCCTTCCAGCACGCGGGCGAGCAGGGCTTCCAAGGTTGCGCGGTCAGTCATGGCCTTGTCTCCTTTGCGCTGGCAGCACCGTGGTTCAAACCGCTCAGGTAAACGGCCAGAAGCGCTTCTTGGAATACCTGCCCGTGGTTCGACGCATGTATGAATATGTCGAGAGCCAGCGCGCCAAGATGCTCCTTGGCTCCCTCTGGAAGAGTAATTTTCTCGGTTGACCTGGGCACCAATCCGCGTCGCAGCAAACGAAAGTCAAACTTGGCAGCAAGAGGGGGCTTATTGGTTGCGCGCTCGGTCATGGCTTCACCCTTTCAAAGCTGATCGCCCATACCCAGGGGTTGGCGTCCCAGGCGCCGGGGCCGTTGATGGTGTTCCAGATGCTCTTGAACCACGTCTTGGCAGTCTCATCGCGGTCCATAAATCTTCCAGCCCACTCGGGCGGATATGGACATCCCTCCGCCCGCGCATCATCCTCGCTAATAGCCTGCAACCGCTCTACCCGAACATCCGTGATGCGGAGCGTGATGCGCGAAGCCCATCGCGGCATGTGGATTGAGGGGCGGCCTCTCCCCCAAAAATCTTCATTCCGAGGGGTGGCGAGATAATCCACACAATAGGCAACATCACCGCCCATCGCGCCATAGACCCTAGCGGCGTTCAATACATCGTAGGATTTGTGGACACGCCATGCCTCCCGCACCCAAAGCAGGTCGCCGGGTTCGCCGTAGGGGCAAACCAAACCATTCACTGCGGCGTCATCAATCAGCCAACGCTTCGGTCTTTTGGCTTTGGCAGGCTTCATCTTCCGCCGCGTTTGCGTTTTTCGGCCATCAAGGATGGCGCGGACCATCTCGGCGCTAAATAGGATCGGGCGCTCGGTCATGGCTTCACCTCCTTCGCGGTGGCGCAGTTTTCAACCTCTCGCATGGCGTCAAATGCGCGGCCTGCGGCCAATTCAACGCCTGCCACATCATCGCGCCCGGCACACAAGTCTTTCATTTTTCGCGCGCACCACGATAGCGTTTCTGCCGCTTCGCGAAGTGCTTCAATGATCTGTTGGTCGCTCACGGCTTCTCCTCCCCCGCTGCTTTCCAAATAATTTCGGGATGGCCCGAGTATGTGCCTAGCGCTCCCATGTATCCATAAGGCTGCCAGCGCAGTGCGATGCTCCACCATAGGCCAATGGCCACATAGCCCGGCGTGACAATGACAGGCACAAAATTCCGCCAGCCATAAGACGTGCGCCGCTCAAGCGTGATCATCCACGACCAGCACAGTAAATAGGGCCAATGCCTCGAAATACTGGTCCAAGAAATCTCAAGGCCCGCGCGCCAGCCTAAGACGCGGCGCTGGTTCTGAACCCATGCGTCCCATTGCGCCAAAGACTGCGGTTCGGCATCACGTCGCCATGACCGATAGAATGGCCATCGGATCATCACTCCCCCCCCTTCGCGGCGGTGCGCTTTTTTCGCCACGCTATTTGTTCAGCGATTGTCGGTGGGCCGAGAGTCCAAAAAAGCCATAGATGAAAAGCAGCCAAGTCGCGTAATGTGATGTGGTATGATAGCCACATTCTTTCCTTCCATGGCGTATTCCCGAAAGAATTAAGCCGCGCATACGCAGCGCGTGTCAATAAGCGGTCAGCAATTTGCCCCATTTCAAATGCTACGCGCCGAAGGATTTTGGGGCGAGTGCGTCTTGCCATCACTTCCCCTCCCCCGATGCGGCGCGGATGTGCGCTACGCCTTCGACAATGGCGCGATAATATCCAATTGAGTGCTCAATGGTGAGCGGGCATTCCACCAATTTACCGCCATGATGCACCTTGCCGGTTCTGGAATTGTAGCCGTGGTTCTTATGCAGTTCCTCTAGCCGTTGCGCCGACGCCACCATC